CGATATCATCTTTGCCGTTGATGATAGTATATGATGGTATATAGGTCATAATGTTATTGAATGATATTGTTAGTTTTGCATCTCTCTTCGAGCTCTTCTAACTTACTCTTAACTTTGTTGTTTGTTACTTGATCTATAGACCACTTCTCTTCGATACTAGGTTCTCTTATAGCATCTTGATCTAGGATAGTACCTGTCTTGTCGAGACCGTGTAGTTTGAGAAGATCGTCAGGTATCTTGTAAGAATAACCTGCTTCAGTAGCTAGATCGTAGAGCAGCCCACTAAGATTAGGATTGTCAACACGAACAACAGTAGACTTGTTATCGTAGTTTACTGCGAATGATATAGGCTCGTGGTTTATAGACCAATCGAGGTAGTATGTAGGTTTTTCACCTTGTATGTAATAGAATGTTGTAGTCATAATTGTTTATTGGTTGTAAAGCGTGATAGTAGGAACACCGCGATCCCCACAACAAAAAAAGCCCAAGAGCGTATAGCCCTTGGACTTGTGAAGTTAAGCTTTTCTAGGGATGCCTGAATAATCATATCCACCCCACGGCTCGCTGAGAGTGTTCTCATACATACCGTTGAGGAAGGGACGGTCAGGGCGACCTGCGATGTCTGCTGATATCTGAGGGATACGAATTTCACGATGATTTTGAAGAGTTACCTGAGGGTCTTGCGTGGGCTTATCTACCCAAGCATCCTCACTAAACTTCTCAAAATCCTCATAGCTGACGCATTCGAAGCCCTGAGCTCTACACTCTTGGCTTATGGTCTTGAAACCACAATGCATATCATCCAAGAGAGGATCACCGAGCATTCTAGAGTCTTCTACTGAATAAATCCAATGCTCTAGAACATCTTGCACCGATACCAAGCTACGGCTTGATTGCTGATGATACATATCAACAACACGATGGGCTTGCTTATAAACCCAACGCCAATAAGCTGAACGTAGCGGATCATCTTCGTCCGCATCTAACGCTAAGCCGAGAAACTGCTTAACGCTAGGACTAGGATTGAGTAGGTGATCAAACATTGCTAACACCTCCCATAAAACGCTCTACCGCTTTGGATGGCAGGAAGCTATAGAAATCTCTATCCACCATTTTGCGAGGGTCCATAGCGTCAGGGATATTCTTGCTCTCTTTGAGGTACCCAATAGAGTCGCCAACCTTGATCGCTTGATGGATCTTGGAATCTGCTTTAGCCCAAATCTCAATAAGGGGATTGGTTGGATCTCCAAGAGCCTTAATGATGATATTGGATTTAACGGTAGCGACTTCGAAAACGTCAGCAAAGCCAACGTTGATATTTTGATTTGTGTTGTTCATAATGATAATATTGATAATAACGATTAATAAAAATTCATAATACCTCTAACATCTTGAAGAAGAAGAAAGAAGGAAAATGAATAAGCTGTATATAAGGAATACAGATCAACATCTCCTGACTCGGAAAGGAACAATAGGTCACGGACCAACGCTTTTAATTGACACTTTAGTGGCATTTTAAAAGCAGTTCCTATCGTTGGGAGTCCATCTCTTGTTGCTTCTCAATGAAGCATCACAAGATATGGGAACGGACAACAGTTAGGTTGGCAGGGCTAACCTATTGCCGAGGCAGGATTTGTTGTGAGATCTCCCTGATCTCGTTTCAAGGGCGATCTTTGCATACTTTAATCGATTAAAGTATGTGCCTTGGTGAAGGCAACATGACTTTTGGTTCTTTGTGTCTTTACAAAGAATTGAAAAAACGCCTGCACACACAAACACGCACAAACGAATGCATGAGGCAGTACAGGAAACCGACAGGGTAGGTGATTAGGTGACAAATAGAATACAACATTCTAATCCTAGTATGTAAACAAGCCCTTTAGAGGGCGATGGTGACAATACATAGACAAAATCTGTGGATGTGGTTGCGTGATAGTCGGTGCCATGGGGGTAAAATCAGCACGCTATAGTACGTATAAGCCCCTCAGATTTTTTTACCAAAACAAAAAGCCCCCTAAAGGTCAACCAACAGACCTAAAGGAGGCACAACACATATACACATTATGTTACCAACAAATGGTCATCGCATATTAGGAAAGTATTTATACTAGGGTATAATCCTATTATGTTAAAACTAACCCAATCTTCAGCTTCATCGTGAGACATTCCATCAAGCACAAAGTGCTCTATAAGTCTCGTGTAGCTGTAGCAAAGGACACCATCAACAACACCTAAGATACAGTCGTTAAGACCATCTAGGATGTACGCATCAGGGTTCAGGGAGTCTACAAAGTCTTCAAAATTCGTTGGAGTCAGATTGTTCATCATTATCATCCTCTTCAACCCATTCTATTTCAACGTTGTTGTCAAGATCTAAAAGCTGTTTATTCTGAAGAGAAGCACAATAAAGCATACCCATAGCTACTGTGGAGTTATCTGTAACAATCTGTATCTCATCTTTATGCTCAGGGAGTATTCCGATGATCACATAGTGCTCACAATGCTCTCCAAGGATAGCTTGTGCTTGTTTTATTTTATCTAATGACATGATTGAGCTTGACAAGGGGTTTTAAAAGTACTTTTAAAGTACTTATAGAGTCTTTAAGAGTATGTTGTTTATGTTTATTATAAGATAGCTTTAAAAGTACTTTAAAAGTAGCCCATCGCCCTTCTAGTCATTCCTAGGTAAGCTTAGAGCCATTTAAGAGCATTGTTGGAACCTTTTGTTTTATGAAAAGAATCCATGAAATTCTGTAACTCTTTACGAGCATTCTCACTATGACGAGTTGTTATTTGTTGATCCGCATCTTGTGCCATCTGTTCAACCCAATAAGCAACAGCAATAGCAAGAGCATCAAGTCTGTCATCTTGTGTTATAGCTCCTCTATCTTTTGTTATTCGTGATAACTGATAGATGAGTTGGTATTTAAGGGATGTTTCAGGAGTGTACGTCTGAGCACTCTTAAAGTCATACCTAAGTACTTTAGGGTCAATTATGAGCTTATGTTGATTCATAACAGGCTCAAGAGTGTCTATAATACGCTTTTCCTTTTGTATGTTGTGCCTTACTTCCTCTACGGAACAAGGGTGAATACGTGTTAATATAGGCTTGAATAGCTCCGTAAACATACCGTCACCGAAGTTAGACTCCACTACAATAGCGTTTACAGAGTGCTCAGCAGCCTTTAAAGCGAGTTTCTTGAGTACATCCTCACCGTACCCTCCCTGAAGACCAAAAGCCTCTACAACGTACAGGAAGCCGTTTAACATCTTTACGATAGCACAGCCTGTTTCATCCTTACCACGTCCTGAAGGGTCAATAGACATCACAGTACCTGTATAAGGAACCATATCACCAACAGTTTTAAAAGGTCTATGGAAGCGATCTCCTGTGAATCCAACGTTAGGGATGTCTGAATCCCACTGTAACTCAGGTGTATTAGCCCACACAAGCTTCTCAGGAGCCACATCAGGGTCAATGTCCATAACAATCAGGTCATTGATCTTTAATGGGTGTCTATCCATGTCAGAAAGCTTAGGATCGAGCATGAATTGCATAGCAAATCCTGTACGACCGTAACTGACTTCACGTTCTGCTAAATCAAGATCACTGAACCGTGTTGGCTCTGTTGACTTACCATCCTTATCAGAATCCACACAAAAGGGGCTAATAGCTCCGTTATAGCGTTTTTCGTTAATCTGAGGGGTAACATACTTAGCAGTCCATATCATGGGGTCATAGCCCCTCTCAGAGAGTCTAGAATAGATCGTATCTTCACACTGAGGAGTACCAAGGAACATTATCTTGGATTCATCTTCAGGTTTTATGATCGCATCAAATTCTTTTACTTGCTCGGAAAGTTTGTCCCTCATGCCTTGGGTAGCGGCATTATTGGGAACTTCTACGTCATCAGCAACGATAATATCAGCACGTGACCCTGTTAATTGGGAAGTAATTCCGAGACTCTTAACACTTGGGGCGTGTGAGGCAGGGGCTCCTCCAACATCAAAGCTTATTTTTGAGAATCTTTGTTTGTCACTTGGTTTGAGGTGTTGCAGCACAGGCAACTCGTGAATGAGGCGTAACGTGAAAGTAGAGAAGTCATCCGCTCGTGTTTTTGATGCAGAGACAACCAAAATATTTTTTGATTGGTCAAGCAAGAGTTGGTGGACAACGAAAGCAGAACAGATCCAAGACTTTCCGACACCTCTAAAGCCTTCGATAATTCCTCTTTTAGGTCCTTCTTGCATGAATTGGGCGATTTCATATTGTATAGGGGTAGGATCAGGAAGGTTTAAATTCTTCCAAACGACATACAAAAAGTTTCTAAAGTCTTTTAGATGTTCTAGATCCTTCATGTGGTTGGGAGTTATTTGTTGCGACTTCTGTTATGTCGTTTAGACTGAATGCGGAGATTGCCTCTAGAATTGTTCATAGGGTTTCTATCGCGGTGGTCAACATCTTTATTGAATAATTTTGATTTTCCATACAATTTCAGAGCTTTTCTACGAGCTTTGTTACGACTTGAGCGTCTTTTACGTTGCTCAGGGCGTGAATGGTAATTGCTATATTCTTTTTTATAATTTCTCATTGATTGCTATAACTTTGTCGTTGTCGTCAAGAAAGGGAAGGGACTCTACAAGTCCTTCTAGAGGGTTATCTTTTTCAACAGCACAGTGTATGCCGTTGTCTTTTAAAAGCTGTCTAGCAGCGTTAAGATCACTAGGGGTAGCATCACCTGAACGTATTCGTGTAGTGAACTCGTCAATAAGTAGATCTTGTAAAAAATGTAGTTTATCACTTGGTTTTGCCATCGTTAAGTTCCTTTATGATTTTGATTATGAGATATATGAATGAAGCTAGTCCTACAAAGATAGCTATGATTACATTAACATCTGCTAGAGTTAGAGTGCCGAGGATACCCATGAATCCGACAAGTGAGGGGAAGTGTTGAGAGTCCATTTTATTATGAAGCGTGTTCTAATTTAAATGTTGCTTGTCCGTGAGATGCATGTAAAGTTCGTCTATTAGCTTGTATGCCCCATCTTAATGTATCACTTGCACTACAAGTAATTAAAAAGTTAGCTGAAAATTGTGAATAAGTAGTAGCAGGACTTACATATAGGCTATACTGGTTATCACTTGGAAAGGCATCATTTAATGAAAGATAACAACTAAAAATACCTGATTGAGAATTACCACCTTCTCCACCTGCCATACCCCAAATAGTTGCTCTATACACACCATCAACGGGGCAAGTATAGACACCACTACTAGCTAAATCACTTCCTACATTAACCATAATAGAACTAGATGGAATTGTTGTATTAGCATCATTTTGGTCTAAATCAAGCCATTTATAAGCAGCCAAAGAAGCCTGTTGAGTTATGTTCGTAAGTTGACTTCCATCAACCGCAGGTAGCTTGGCGTTCGCATCTAGTTTCACTAGGTTGTTCGCACTTGTTCCAACACCACTAGCAAGTTTATCATCAGCAATACTTCCTGCTAACTGTGCGTTTGTTATACCACCTGCAAGTTTATCTTGTGTAATACCACCTGCTAACTGTGCGTTTGAGATATTACCAATACCACTTCCACCATCAGGATCAGCATCTTCTGCTACCTCTTGTGCCGCAAATAAACCTTGTCTGTAAGCTGTGTCTAAATCATTTTCAGACAATGTAGCTCCTGTTTGGAAGTCTACTAAAGGCTCTGTAGAGGATCGACGAAAGAATCTTACTGTTGCATATCCTGTTGGGATTGCACTCAGTTCTACTGTTGTAGTACCTCGTGAAGCAATAGTTAATTCTGTCCATGCTGAACCATTATATCCTTTCGCGACAATGTCGTTAATGTTAATGAAGTTAGTGGGAACAGTGAAAGTCTTTTGTCCAAGACCGTTCGTGCCTGTTCCTGAGTTTGATGCTGTGGTATATTCCACATAGGAGTTAGCCATAATTTAGTTGGGTTGAAGTTTTAGTCTAGGTTTAGTAAATAATCAGCTCTTTTTTTGTAATTGTTTCTCACCTTACTTTGAAGGTCAGGCATCTCAGCCATGAGTTGTTTCTTAGCGTGAGCTCTGTAAAGTGTTATCATCTTTGTGATTGCTTTGACACGTGGACTTTGTAAGCCTGTCTCATCCATTATTTCGTTTTCAGGAAGTAACTGATAAGAAGGATGTGTTACAAGTTGTCTGAGTTGTTGACGTAATGTCTTATCTCCGAGTTTTAGTGTACCACTGAGTTCTAAGTATCTGTCGTAAGCATCTTGTCCGTTACGAGTTGTCATCTTTTTAAGGTCAAGATCATCAGCATTACTGAGCTTACTTTCAGGCATTGAGAAACCGTGAAGTAGTTTAGAGATCTCAACATCTTCAGGATTTTCGCTTGCGTAACTTATATATAAAGGATTAACAACACCAAGTCCTGCTACA